GGGGGTAAAAACGACCAAAAATAAAAAAGGGTCGCGAGATAAAATCTCGCAACCCTTTGAATTATATGGTCGGGACGGAGTGATTCGAACACTCTACCCCTAGCACCCCATAAAGGTGAATTGCCGTCCAGTGGCATCCCACAAAATGCTAGACACTCTCATACACCTTTGTAAACACTAGACATTATTCTAACCAATGTCCATTAGCATCCGATATCATCCGTCTAAAGCTCATCTCAATTCACTACCAATTCACTACCAAGGATTATTACCGTGGCCAATCTCACAGATAAGGCGATGAAGGCGAAGCCTGGCCACACTCATAAATGGATGAGTGAGGTAGCAATTTGGGGCCATGGGTCGCTTCTGGCTCGAATCACCCCAGCCGGCGAGCGGCTTTTCTATTTCCAATACACCAACGACGCAGGCAAGCGATACGCCTTGCCGATCGGAACCTATGGACCTGGAGACGATGCCGCGACCATGACGCTGTCGGACGCACGACAAAAATCTATGGAGCTCGCTAGCCTACACAAAACAGGTATCAAAAATATTCGCGAACACCTTGAGGCTGAAGAAGCCGCTCGCATCGCTGCCCGTGATGCCGAGCTGGCACAACTGGACGCTGAGAAAGCGAATGCCGCAACCGAACTCGCCCGCCATGCGGCCAGAAAGAGCGTGACGGAACTCTTCGAGCACTGGGCCAAAGTTGACCTGATCAATCGCAAAGATGGTGGTGCGGAAGTGCGCCGAATGTTCGAAAAAGATGTACTACCTTTTCTTGGACCTATGGCCGTAGCAGACGTGAAGAAGGGTCACATCACTGAAGTAACTGATGCAATGCTGTCACGTGGTGTCAATCGTGCTGCAAAAATAGCCTTTTCCCTGGTGCGTCAAATGTTCCGATTTGCAGTGGATCGAGACTTAATCGAACACGATCCCAGCGCAGGGATTCGCAAAGCCAAGATTGGTGGTAAGGATGTCGAGCGCGATCGAGTCTTGAATGATGACGAAATTCGTTCTTTGGCCCAGAAGGCTCCAAAGGCGGGCCTACTGACCACCACAGAAGCGGCGATCTGGATTGCACTCTCAAGTTGCTGTCGTATCGGGGAGCTGCTGAGCAGCAAATGGGAGCATATCGATTTTGATCAAAAAACCTGGTTAATTCCTGGCGAAAATAGCAAAAACGGCAAGCCACACGTGATCAGTCTATCGGGGTTCGCAATGGCACAATTCGAGCGAGTTCGGCACATCAACGGCAAATCATCCTGGTGCTACCCAAACACGGACAGCAGTGGTCCGGTCTGCTCCAAAACAGTGACCAAGCAACTGGGTGACCGCCAACGTCAGCCAGAACAAGGAACCATGAGTCGACGCAGTGCCAAAGCTCAGGCACTCCTACTCCCGGGGGGCAAGTGGACACCCCACGATCTTCGCCGCACCGGCGCAACGCTGATGACTGCTCTTGGGGTTCTGCCGGAAGTAGCTGAGCGCTGCCTCAATCACACTGAAGACAACAAAATGAAACGAATATATCAGCGCCACAGCTACTCCGCCGAGATGGCTACGGCTTGGAAATTACTTGGCGAGCGCTTGGAGGTTCTTACAACCGTCAAACTGATAGATTAGGCGCAACAGATTCAGTCATCGTGAGCTAACCCGGCTCATTGGCGTGGACACCTCTATAAATTGCTCCCGCCTCGCTCGAAGGTTACAACCGTGGGTCATCCCCCTGCCCTGCCTTGGGTTGAGATGCCAGCCTTCATGAAAGAAATCGCCAAGCATGATGACCTCAGCTACAAAGCAATGCAGCTGACCATTTTGACCACGTGCAGGACCAGTGAAGTACTCGGAGCGACTTGGGATGAGCTGGATCTGGAGAAAAAGGTCTGGTAAATACCCCCCCCATCGGATGAAGGCTGCAAAGGAGCATCGCGTGCCCCTGAGTCAAGCAGCACTGGACCTGATCAATGGGTTAAGACGGCTTAAGGGAAATGTCCATTTGTTTCCTGGAGCCAGAGAAGGCAAACCGCTGTCCAATATGTCAATGCTGATGTCGCTCCGACGCATGAATCGTACTGACCTGACCATGCACGGCTTTCGCACCACGCTTCGTGATTGGGCAGCGGAGTCGACCCAATATCCGCGAGAGGTTTGTGAGTTGGCCTTGGCACATACGCGGCAAGACAAGGTGGAGGCAGCCTATTTTCGCGGGGATCCGTTTGAGAAACGTCAGGCCATGATGTCGGATTGGGCTATATTCGTGACTCAACCTTTCGGTGAGTAAATTGCTTGACCTCCCCTGCATCGAATAACGATGCGGGAGAGGTGAACTCCATTTCGCGCACGAGAATTACTAACGCGTGTGTCCACTCTTGAGTTTGCAAGCCGATGTTGCGCCATGGTATTTCACCGACTGTACATTGAGATCTTCCATTGGCCCCTTTTTGATTGACTTCACCTAGAGACCATTGCCCGAATAAGACTTAAGAATTAGACGTTAAAAAGTGCGATAAGAAAAATACAAACCCTATCCTTGGCGAAAATATCTAGCAAGATTACTCACCAGCTAAAATTTCTTCAAGCCGCTGCTGATAGTAGTTTTCTAGATATCGTTCGGCTTCGATAAACCAAGCTTTAGTCATCTCAGAATAGCATTCAGTTGCAGCAGTCTTGCGTTTCAAATCATCCAGTTTACCTACTGCCCTAGCGATGCTCCGGGATCTATTTTGACCGCTTTCCGACAAAGCCGCCTCAATATCATCCTGAATATATCGCAGCAAAACCCTTAAATCTAAAAGATGCTTAGTTCTCTGCTCCACCAAGCCTTGTCTGTTCAATGCGAGTGCGGAAATTGTCTCGACGCCGTATATATCTTTTACGCTTCCATGGCTGACCGGCTGAACCAGGGCTGGACACAGATCAGGGGTAACTGAAAAGTCAAAAACCCAGCGCAGGTGCTGAGTCGGATCTCTACGCGTTGGGTCAATTAATAGCGGATCCTCTGAGTCGAGGCAGTCCCCCGACTTTAATGCTCGAACCTTATTAACTGCAAATGAATTTTTTTTGCCAATAGATCTAATTGTTGCGGTAGCGATCGCGGTCAACGCCATACCTGGTGCATAGACCCTATGGCGTCGTCTACGATTACAGTCAATACAACTGTACAGAAGATTTGTCCAATCACTAGCCAACCACCAGTAACCAGAGTGCGTTTTTTCTTCCTGAACAGCTCCCTTAGGGCGGTAATGTTCAATATCCGCGGGGCCGGAGGCAACAAAGTCAGACTCGCAATATGCACACTTCTTATGAAACAGATCCTTCAACGCACTAATTACATCATCACCTTTGTACGCAAGAAATTTGAACTTCTTCCTAGGAGTTGCACCCGCAACTGGAGGAGGTAATGCAAAGTAAGCCGCTGCTAATGTGCGTTCATTCGAACCCACTCCAGTTTTCGATGTCAACGAATCTGGTGCGGTAACAGCACCTCTATCCACGTTACGCATTGCTACTCCTTGCGCGAAGAGCCATTAGCACGTCTTCAACAGCATCGCGACGCAGTGCACCACGTTTTGCTGCGTCGGCGGCTCCACGCTCAATCAGATATTCACGATAAGCCTCGGACACAATCTGCTGAGCGGGTGTATCGCCGATAATCGTAAGAGTTCCGGTGGAGCTTGTTAACTCGTCGAGTCGAGCCTGCCTGTCGGGCGTCAAGTCAGAACCTGACGAAAGTAGCGCATATTCCTCAAGTTCTGCTTCAGCAAGCGGATCCGATGTGCTCACAAGGCCGAAATAGTCCGAAGTAAGAAGCTGTTCAGCACGTAACGATGATAACTTAGGAAGATCATCCAGACTCTGAATGACTTTATCATCATCACGAAATAGTACTGTTACTTCCTCATCTCGCATTCCTCTAAGACATAATGGATCATGGGTGGTGCATATAAATTGAACTTGAGGCATAGCACGACGTAGCGCTGTTACTACTTGCATCTTCCATCTAGGATGAAGGTGTGTCTCAATCTCGTCGATGAGGACGACCCCACGAGCGTACTCAAGATTCCCCCAAACACTAACCATCTCCCGCATGATATCGACAGCCATGGCGAAAAGTGATTTATAGCCATCGCTCAGACGGTCAATGGGTGTCAGTCGTTGATGTGCAGCTACATAAATTCGCCCGTCTTCATCTCTCTGAATCTCATCATCAGGTTGCAGTAGTAAAATGCCTCGCATTGCCCGTGCGATTGCATTAAAACTTTCCTCTGGCTGGCGTTGGAGCCAACGTTCCGGATGAGATATCGTCGCAGAAGGCTCAAACAATGTACGCAAACCGAAATGAGTAGCAGACTGCTTTCTTTTTCCATCAAAATATCGCCTTGCGCCGTATCCGAGCACCACACCTGAAGGTTCTTCACCTCCTTGAAAAGATGGTCCTGCGCAAGGAATCACCAACTCCGAAACGTCGCCTGAAGTAAAAAAAACTTTTATCTTTGCATCTTTCGTCCTTGTATGCCTCCACCCTTCAATCTCTCGTGAAATAAAATCCTCGGCATTTATCTTAAGCATGTCTCTGAGATCTGCGCCCATAAGACATAATGCAATTGCTTGCAAAACACTACTTTTACCAACCGAATTCTCTCCGATTAGCATCGCACATCCTTGCTCTTTTTCACCTTCAGACGTCTTAAAAGTAAGATCAAGATGTTCTACATCTTTAAAATTCTTAATTTCCACGCGACGAATCATCGCTACAGCACTGGAACTACGAAAATCTTTGAATGCACCTGCTGATTTCAGCGACGGCACCACAAGCTGCTCACTATCGCTTACAAATGAATCTCTCTTCGAAACCAAATTAGCGTGTTGCTCCAGAGCATCTAAAATATTTGTCTCATCAAACAGCTTCGTGTCTCGCCACATCTCCCGACCAAAAAAACTGTTGAAACTAGGAGAACGTCGCCCTTCTGCTTGTAAATATTTCCTGTAGGTTTGATAAAGTAATATCCTTGTTGCTCCTGAGTAGGCCGAAGCGCCCTCAAGCTCCCTCATCAAAATGACTGATATATTTTCACTGCCTTGACGTAAGGCCTCCAACATATCTCCACAACGCTGAAACTTCTCACGCCGCGCGTCAACAAGATCTAGTCGATTTAGGTTTAGGACATCTATAGTAACTTGCCCCCTCTTCGTCCTACTAAATACTCGCCCAGCATGATCGAAACGCAAATGGCGCTCGGGAAAGTCCAAGCACGGATCTAATAGGAAAGCCGACTCACTCCCACAAGCCTCCTCCCATGACGAAAGAACAGGGGCGCGCGGCCCATCTACAGGAAAAAGATTTCGCTTGGAGCGATTGCAGGAAACACAAGCTAGAAAGTGATTTTTCCACTCATAAAAAAACCAACCATAATGGTCTGAGTTTTGTTTATCTCCCTTCAGATTACTTGCGGCAGATTTAGGTCTGAAATGATCTAGTTCCCCTCCTTGTCCTCGGAGATCTGATTCACAATATGCGCATTTTCCATGGAAAAGTTCTTTAAGCGAGTCTTTTACGCGGGGCATTGGGAGCTCATTAATCGGCGCGCGCCTGGTAGACCGATAGTCAACGTCAGCGCTGTAGAACTCTGCCAAAACGTTTTGCGCGTTGGCAGCTTCGCTTCCACGAAGCCATTCTGGGTAATTCACACCAGATCTATCGACCTTTAACAAGGGTTCCATCTCCTGATTTTTTTAAAGTCCATCTCGAACCTACAGTCCGGATAGATCATGATGCAGAGCCTACCAAAAGACGCGTTTCAAGCGTCAGTCATTTGAGAACAACCAAAATACTCCCACAATTCGGCTCATCCTGTGAGCCGTCGTTCGCTACCCCTCTCACCCAAATTTCCTAGCTCACCCTCAATCTCATTGCGCTGTGAAATTTCGGCACCAACTAATCGCAATCAAAAAAACCTAGTCATACATTATGGACCTGTACCTCTGCGCAATAAGCATCAGAGCGCCAGACTCGGCAATCAATCACCCAGGCGGATCGCGAAGGCGACCTGCTAATGGGATCTATGTCTGTGCATTGAATGTTCTCTCTACTGGAGCCCTGTAAATGATCCATCGATGTCCTAGCTGCCAATCAGTCTCTGTAACAACCAAAAACTTTGCCAGGAAATTTGGCGCTCTAATCGGCGCCGTCAGTGGTGCTGCACATGGAGCAAAAGGAGCCAAGGCTGGCGCTGAGGCCGGGGCTGTCATCGGACTCGCGGGCGGTCCCATTGGCGTCACTGCTGCCAGCATGACCGGAGCCATTCTCGGCGGGCTGATCGGTGCAGCGACTGGCTGTATCACTGGAGCCAAACTCGGCGAGATCATCGATGACCAGGTTTTAGACAATTACTGTTGTCTCGAATGCGGGCTGTCGTTTAGCTGCCGTCATCGCGTTTGAACTGCTCGCCTCTCGATTGAAGCATCTGCTTCACGCTCGCTGAATCGCATCCCCTCTCAATAAACACTCCGCATGCCTACTGACTTCCACTGATATCTCAGCGGCCTCACCGTGCGCAAATGAAAAGGAAAATCTCATGGCACATCTCATCGATCAAATGGCTTATGTCGGCACCACCCCTTGGCATGGCCTCGGCAATCAGCTCTCGCCTAATCAGCCGCTGGAAGTCTGGCAGCGCGAAGCCGGCATGAACTGGCAAATTCAGGACAGCCCAGTACATTTCAAATCAGACAGTATCGGCACCCTGGGCTCGATACACTCCTTTCCGGAACAGAAGGTGCTTTATCGTTCCGACACCAAATCGCCATTATCGGTGGTATCTAATCGATATCAAGTGGTGCAGCCGCGTGAGGTTCTAGAATTCTACAGAGACCTCACCGAGGTCTCAGGGTATGAGTTGGAAACCGCCGGAGTACTGAAAGGTGGGCGCAAGTTCTGGGCGCTCGCCAGGACGGGCCAAGCGACAGCGCTGAAGGGGAATGATCAGGTAAATGGTTATCTTCTACTGGCAACTTCCTGCGACGGCACACTGGCCACTACCGCCACCCCGACCACAGTGCGCGTGGTCTGCAACAACACCCTGACAATCTCCTTGAATGGCGCTGCCCGCGCCATCAAGGTTCCGCACAACACGCGCTTTGATCCACAAGCAGTAAAAAAGCAACTCGGTATCGCCGTCTCGCAATGGGACGAATTTATGTACCGGATGCGCGCACTCGCAGAACGTAAGGTTCAATGGCCTGAGGCCATGAGCTTCTTCATGGACGTGCTGTGCGACACCAGTGCACATGACCCCATTCCCAATGTACTGCCCAACAAACGAGCTATGGAGAGAGTACAAAGCCTGTACGAAGGTAATGGCCGAGGATCTGAAATGGAGTCAGCTCGCGGAACAGCATGGGGCTTACTGAACGCCGTGACTGAATACGTGGATCATGAAAGGCGCGCCAGGAGCCCTGAGTATCGAATGGATTCAGCATGGTTTGGGCAAGGCGCAGTAATGAAACAGAAGGCTCTCAATGCAGCCTTACAACTTGTTGCGTGAACCATCGAACCACAGCACTGCAGAGCCCTCTCGCCTAAAGGGGCGTTCGGAATCATTTAATCCCAACATCCACTTTCCAGTAACTGAGCCACCCACCCTTCATTGCGTTCACGCGTTCGTGATAGGAGCACAAGCATGAAATATCCCAAGCTCAAAGCCGGTGAAACGACCCACACCTATGTCACAGAATTACCGGTCAGCGAAACCGACATCCTGCAGATGGCTCAACAACTCGCGATGTATCGTCTGTCTAAAGGGCGGGCGTTGACTGAGCGTAGACTCGTCTTCAATCACCTACAATCGCTGCTGCAATTCCATGAATACGAAGTCTTTGCTTTGTTACTGCTCGACACCGAGCACCGGGTTATTGGCTTCAAGGAAATATTCAGGGGAGCATTGGAAGTAGCCTGCGTGTCCCCTCGGGAGGTGGTCAAGATCGCTATGGAGCACAACGCAGCGGCCGTGATTCTGGTGCATAACCGTCCCTCCGGTGACCTGAAGCCCAGTCAAGCAGATCGCGCACTGACCGAAACCCTCAAAAATGCCCTCAACATGATTGGTACCCACATCTTGGATCATGTCGTCGTCGATTTTGAGGGCTGTGCATCGCTGACAGTAGAGGCGCATATGTAGGGACGCTTTGCCCTTGGCATTAACTAAATAAGCCGATCCAGCAGAGGGCGGCCACTACGGCTCGACATAAACCAATATTGCCTCAACTCTAGGAGACTCCCATGGCGTTGATACGTTTCCTAATCGCACTTCTCATCTTCATCGGTGTACTGGCAAGCGCTTCAGTAATAGTGTTTTCTGTGATCCTGATGCTACGATTTCCGCCGATGTTGGTCGCAGCTGGAATCGCCTTCCTTCTCTTTTACTGGGTGCTCCAGCGCTTCCCCAGCATCAAGTAAACGACATAAAGCAGACAGGAGCCTGAAATGCCTCCTGTCTGCCTAAATTCATTTTTTTGATCTGTTCTACCGAAAACGTAGGTTCTGGTCGAACTCTGCAGGTTTGCCCCTTGCCCCCCTCTTCAGCAACTCTTGCACCGCCGTCGGGAACACATCCCGCGTCGCATCGTCGGTGGATGCAAGCTTGGGGGGACCATGCTGGTTTTGCGGCCCAGAGCGCCTTAGACCAGTGAGCTACACCCCAGTCGACGAGCGCGCCTTGCATAATTCTCCCCAAGACAGATACTGTACATAATTACAGCATCCAACCCAAACCATGCCTCCCAAGGCAGCTGAACCTAACTGCTTACTCTTCGACACCCTCCCTTGGTTGGCGTCTGCCTAGGCCAGCATCAGGGCTGACCTAATAAGAGTTCAACTATGCCAAAACTAGATAATCGCTCCCTATCATCGAGTTGAGCCCTGTCCCGCTAATTCCAGATCCTTTAGTCAGGGACAGACGCTAGCAGCAACTGCAGAAGGGTGGCCGAACTACGACTGCCAGAGTGGACAGGGCGAAATGAGTTGCTTTCGACAGCTTTAGATCACTAGCTCATGCCACCTTATTAGAGATTGCTCGGTTTTCAAACCGGCTGAAGGAGCTCAACCATGCGGGTACCACCAAGCGACGCCCCGGACTTAACCCATGCAATATTTCTAGATGAATTCAACAACATAAGTAAAACCTGCTATCTCAAACCAAGCCAGCACCCAGACAAGCCCAGCAATAGCGTTTGCTTGCGGGTCAATCCATTATCCATCACTATTGCCCCCTCGACGCCTATCGAGCTACCTCTAGAAAGCTTGCCGGGTAAGCCTCAAGCATCGGTGGTGAAAAAATACCACCTTCAGGCTGCCTATTTAGGCGATAGCCAAGGGCTTCGCGAGACGCTCCCTACCCAGAACATGACCATATCCGGGCAGGAGCCCATGAAAAATATCGAGACCCTCCCCCCGCTACCCGCCCACGGGCAACCTTTGATGTTTGCAGATCTTTTTGCGGGCTGTGGAGGCCTCTCGCTTGGTCTTTCGCTCGCAGGACTCAATGGTGTTTTTGCCGTCGAGCGCGACAAAATGGCCTTCTCCACGCTGTCGGCGAACCTGCTCGAAGGACGTGACGTGCCCGTGCCGCAGTTCGCCTGGCCTTCTTGGCTGGAGAGAAAGGCCTGGGGTATCGACGAAATTCTCGAGCAACATCCACTTGAGCTTTCCAAGCTCAAGGGCAAGGTGCATGTTCTTGCAGGAGGTCCTCCCTGCCAAGGATTCAGCTTCGCTGGAAAGCGACTGGAATCCGACCCGCGAAACAAACTGTTCGAGAAGTACGTGGAAATGGTCAAAGCCATTCAACCAGCGGCTCTTGTGCTGGAAAACGTACCAGGCATGAAGGTCGCGCATGCCAAACCTTGGAAAGACCTTGGCATCCAACTGAAGCCCCAGTCCTACTACGACAAGCTTGTCGAAAGCTTGGACAGAGTTGGCTATCAAGTCCTCGGTCGAATATTGGATTCCTCACTTTTCGGAGTTCCCCAAAAGCGCCCACGCCTAATCGTAATAGGGGTCCGCAAGGATCTTGCTCGTCATCTTCGTGGAGGCGCCACCAGAGCCTTCGAGCTGCTAGAGGAGTCTAGGGTTAAGCAACTGCAAGAGCTTGGCCTTCCAAATATGGTCAGCGCTTGGGACGCCATTTCTGATCTGGAAGTTGAGCACGTAGGGACCAGACCATGCACTGACCCCTCTTCTCGCACCGGCTTCGAAGAGCTCGCCTATGCAGGTCCTCGGACACATTACCAAACCCTCATGCATCAGGGGGGCGACGGTTCCATGGACAGCGTACGCCTAGCAAAACACAAACCTGAGATCAGAGAGCGGTTCATGAAGATCATTCAGGACCCTGAGTGCGCCAAGGGTGTGGTGATGAACTTGGCTCAGAGGGAGAAATATGGTCTCAAGAAGCACCGCATCTGCCTAATGCGGGCGGGCAACCCAGCACCTACAATAACGACGTTGCCCGACGACGTGCTCCATTACAGCGAGCCCAGGATATTGACCGTCCGAGAATCTGCACGGCTGCAGTCGTTTCCCGACTGGTTCCAGTTCCGCGGCAAATTCACCACGGGTGGTAGCCAACGGACCAAGGAATGCCCGCGCTATACGCAGGTGGGCAACGCTGTCCCTCCTTATCTTGCAAGAGCCATTGGCCTAGCAATCAGGTCGGTACTGGAAGAGGCCATGGCGGGCACTAGTCAACAAACAGTCAATGAAGCAGAGCAAGAAATCTTAGCCATAGCTTGAAAACATAGGAGTCGAGGGGAATGGATAGCACCCAAATGGAAGGGGCGCGCTACCCCGCAGCCCTTGTCGACTGGGCCGGCCATCACTCGGGGGGAGTGAAGCGGCTTTTAGACAACGAAAGCGGCCAGCCTAACAAACTATTACTAAGGACAAGCCTTCTGGCCCGGCTCCAAGCCTGGGCCGAAAAGCTTCCAGCAGACAGTACTAGCATCCCGAGGATTATCCTTCTGGTTGGTGGACCAGGTAATGGAAAGACTGAAGCGATCGAGTCCACTATCCATTGGCTAGATGCGAACCTAGGCTGTGGGGGACGGCTCATCGAAGAGCTGTCAAAGGCGTTCCATCCATCTGCCGGCTTCAAAGTCCCACGAATAGTAAGCGTCGATGCTGGAAGCCTTTCAAGATTCGACAGTAGTCTGAGCTTGGATATTGTTCAGGACGCCACTTCGACAGCTGGTCACGAGGGGAGCACTGCACCAGCACTCCTCATCGAAGAGCTCGACAGGCTGCTGGATGGGCCACCATCCCAAGCTTATCTATGCTGCGTTAACCGTGGCGTCCTCGATGATGCGCTGATCCATGCTATCGACAACAATCTGGAAAAGCCGCGCGCCATCCTCGAAGCTGTTACCAGGGCTGTGAGCCTGGCGTACGACGCCCCCTCATGCTGGCCACTCGAAGGTTTTCCATCGATTGCAGTCTGGCCAATGGATGCCGAGTCCCTTCTAGTCAAGCCTGACGACGTAACTTCTGCACCAGCGGAAATACTCCTCGGCCAAGCCACTGCATCCGAAATGTGGCTTGCAAAGGGAGCATGTCCAGCGGGCGAGAAATGCCCCTTCTGTACCAGCCAGGCCATCCTAGCCCGAGACGAGCAACGGACAGCGCTACTGAAGATATTGCGCTGGTACGAGCTAGCTAGCGGTAAGCGATGGAGCTTCCGTGACCTTTTCTCCCTTACCTCGTACTTGCTGGCCGGGCACCATCCTGTAGTCCACGACCCGGCAAGGCACACACACCAATCAACGCCCTGCCAATGGGCAGAGAATCTCATCGAACTTGACCAGAAGGCAGCGGGAACAAAAAAGCACAGCAGGCAAACACTCACGGCGATTTTCCACCTGGCGACATCAGGCTACCAGCATGCGTTATTCCATCGATGGGACAAGGATGTGGCTACCTCGCTCCGCAGTGACATCAAGGACCTCGGCCTCGAGAAGGAGCTAGATGCCGAGGAAGGGCGAACTCTGATGGGCCTTGTGCATTTCCTTGCAGAGCGCAAGACACATTACCTTCCAGCGACAATTGCGCCTTTGTTGGAAGGCCTCGTCGACACCTTAGACCCAGCATTCGCAAGCCCCGACAGCGAGGTCGCGGTAAGTAGCCGCAGCACGATTGGCCTCGGCGACCTCGACATTCGCTTTAGCCGCTCCCTCGCCGGCGGCATAGAGTTCATCCGCAAGTATCAAGTGCTATCGCAAAACGAGCTTGAGCTACTCAAGCGACTTTCCAATGCGGACGCCATGCTTTCCTTGCCAATTATTCGACGCAGGAGGCCTGTAGCGGCCAGCCGTGTCCAACACATCCTCCGCGACTTTGCTTGCCGCCTAGTTCGCCGCAGCATATGTACCCGAACGGCTGTAGTCGCAGATTTCCAAATTCTGCAGGCTTTCCAGCAGGTCGTTGAGGATAACGACAAGCACCAACACCTATTTGAAGTCGTAAAACAAGTGAAGGACCTGCTGAATACTGGCAAGGAATTCGAGGTATCGCTAACCACCACCTTTGGACAGCCACTTCCACCAAGGCAACGCCAGGCGACATTGGTCGTCCCGCTGCGGACGGTCAAGATGCTACCTCAGGACACTGCAGGACGCCCCCGCCCGCCAATCTGCTACCTCGGGGTAGGCCAAGGGCAATCTGCCCAGCCAATTCCCCTGACCTATGACTTATTCAAGGCTGTTAAGGAACTGGAAAGAGGGCTATCGCCTGCATCTCTCCCGCGCACGGTCTTGGCCCTGCTGGATACAACGAAAGCTCGGTTATCAGGGCCCATCGTCCGAGACAAGAATCTGTTGGACGATGCCAAAATCCGTGTTGGAGCAGATGGCACTGTAATAGGTCGTTCATGGAATGGCTTCGTCGCGAGCAAGGAGGATGTCGTATGAGCCTTATGGACTTCAAGCAGGCCCCCTGGCGGTTCTCCCACAGTAGCTACCAGAAATCGGCCCTAGCAATAAGCCCGGCACCTGAATATGCGAGCTCGGAGGTCCTACTTGCCTCGCTCTACCGGACTATAGGTTTTTCATCAGCAAGCGAGGGCTGCGTGCCACAGGCGGGGCGCGACTTGGACAAGCGCATCCAAAAACTTCGGGAAAAAAGCCAGCTGCCCCCCACCGGTGCGGTAGTAGGCGTTGAGGCCTGGAATGCCGTGCTTCATGGAATACTGGAGAGCCCAAAGCTCCCCAACCAATCCTCCAAGCGGTTCTTGCAGGTCACCCCCCTAGTACCAGGAGCAGCGCTCTTCTCCGGCTCCGCTCGGCTAAGCAGCAACTCCTGGCCAGCCGGCAGCTTGATACGCCGCATGGTCTGCCTAGGCTCAAAGGATCAGGAATCAGCACAGCTCCTTTGGAAAAGCCTATTTGAAGCTCTGAGTGTCAACGACGAAGACGACGTTTTCGCCCGCTGGCTCGAGCAAGAGACATCGTCGTGGAATCAAGGGGCAACCACCTGGGCTCTAGTGCCGATCCCTGATGAGGAAACGGCAACACTCGAAGCTTCCGACTTTCTGGAAGTCCAGTTCCTGCCCTCCAGACGATTCACCAAAGACCTGCAGGCCATCATGCAGGCGAAAGACGCCATGACTCGCCGGCAATGGACCAGCTTGCTAGAGGCAGTGTTGCGCCTAGGAGCAGTTTCCCATGTGACATGGCTCTGTGACGTCCACGCGAGGATCTGGAGCTGTCTATTGGCAGCACTTACCAATGGCGTGACTCCTAACGAGCAAGAGGCAAGGAATGCAATTTTCCCGGAAGCCCCCCAGTACATGGCATATGGAGGGAAAGCCCTTCAGGGTATCAAGGACAAGGTCTCCAGCTACCTGAATGCCAGATTAGGGATCAATGCACTCCTTTGGTCACTCAAGCAAATAGGAGCGCCCTACGAGGGCGACCTTTCATCAAGCAAAGGTATTGCTGCGCTTTGCCAGCATATCCAGAAGCATCGAGATGCACTCGTCAACGCGGGCACCCTGGAAACCATTACCGACATACGCGAGCAAGAGGCGCGCGCTTTGCTATGCAGGAAAGGCATAGGCTCCAATTTGCTGGAGTTCGCGAGGCATGCATTAGGGCAACGCCAGGCCGCAGTCCCGCTGCTCAGAGGGTACGATCAGGGATACATCCTCAAAAAGAAAGGCAGCAGCCCCTCCAGCCCATGGATCGTCTCCCTTGGACCTGTAGCCGTTCTTGCCTTGGTCCACTGCGCACTCGCTGGGATGGTTGGACCTCGCTCAATCCATAGACTAGGACTGCACCTCGAGGCCTACGGCGTTGCCGTAGACAAACACGACATTGCCAGGAACGACCTGGGGCACCAACTAAGGATGCTTGGTCTCGTGCTAGATAGCCCAGACGCCGAAAGTGGCATGCTGCTGTTGCCTCCTTTCCACACAAGCCAAGTCACCCAGGGAAGCGATCATGAATAGACTTGCACAGTGGCTTGCATCAATTGTCCGTGAAAAAGCTGTGGGCGCCACACAAGGGCTTAGCGGTAACAAATTTGAATACCGGCTAATCTTCCGCGGCCCCCCCCTTGAAATACTCGAACAAGTCTACGACGAGCTCGTTCTCGACGGGGGGATTCAAGTTATGTCTGGAATAGACGGTAGTTTGGTGACTCTACCAGTACTGCTCCAGTGCCCAGATGGCCACCTAAAAGGCCATAAGCTCCGAATAGGTGAGTCCGGCAAATGTGATAACGACCACTTACTGGATGTACGAAATGATCCAAACAACTCCAGCTTCGTCGCCCTAGTTCCTGCAGGCCAGCACAATAACCTCTCGATTGAGTCCTCAAGCGACGTGTTCGGCATGAGCGCAAATTTCGACAAATGGTGGGAAGACGGTTTTGTGCAGCAAGCCGTTAATAAGGCGTTGCTCGTTGCAGGTATAGAGGATTCGCAAAGAGACGATGCCAAGCAATTAGTGCGCGCAGCCGCAGACTCCATCGACGAAGTGGATCCTGATCAAGCGAACCACAGTGCCTCATGGCGCATGCTATCTCGCATCTATTCGATCGAGACCTCCCATCAAGGCCTCTCATCTGGAAAGGCGCTTGCCCTGGCATGCGGTCTCCCGCCGATGAAAGGAGATGGGATCTCGTCGAAGGCCCAGCTCTCAGTCCTAGGAAAAATTGCCGATGAGCTTGCAGATGGCTTCAAGACTGGCATCGAACGCCTTGCACAAAGCGCCCCTGACGATATAGCCCAAGCTCTGCGGGAGTTACTCGTCCACCTCCAAGCGAGTTGCGACATCCCTACTGCCTTTGAACGCGCTACTGAGGCCTTCTATCTGCCTGGAAAGGCCCTTGAGCTCACTCCTCCGCCATCCTGGTGGAAATTGCTCACTATAGAGCAGTGGACGGATCTGCTTGCCGATGAGCCCGATGAAGTGGTTGGAGAGATCAGCATCCGGTGCACGAATAGTGTTATTCCAGCGACCAAGGGCTTACCAGCGGTAGTACGTGACATGGTCGAGCTAGCCATCTCTACGAGCGATGACAGCCAACCAGAAGCGTTCCTGCTAGCTGGAGGCTCCTATGGCAAGGCGCCAACGCCATTGCAAGCAGCCTCCAACGGAGTTACCCAGCACACAGACCTACTCCCACCCGCACACAAGACCCCCATAACCTATAAGGTCACCTCTGAGGGCTGCAAGCCCGCAAGTATCCGGGTTATTTCCCTAATAAACTGGAAACCCGGGATACTTGTAACCTGTAGGTTAGCGACAAAACTGTCACCTCCGAAGAAGCCCCGCAAGAACACTTCGACGCCGGTCTGGGAGACATCCCTATCGCTGCCTGGCTCGGGGCGATATGAGTTGCGTCTCCACCTATCGCCAGGCGCAATCATTGGCAACGTGGAGGGCATGCCGGACGATGCTACTGAGCTAGAGGAGCAGCGGCAATCCATCGAGGCTCGTCTGGTTGGAGAAGACGAGTACCTGCTGGAAGTGGAGGCCGACGGCAAATATCAGTTGGACATAACCTTCAAGATACCGGCCGAGGCCAACCCTCAAGTCTGCAGAGTCTACCTTGCTTGCGATGAGGCAAAGGAGGAAGGCTGCCGGAGCGAATTCGAGCGTCTAATCAAGCTGAACCGCCGACATCTCGAGAAATTCGACACCAAGGCCGTCGTCCATCTCGACCGGAATGCCCGATCCTCAAGTTTGCAGTCATGGATACTCGAAGAGCAGAACGTAGCCAAGTCGTTCAGGCCTCTGGTGATAGCAGACGACTACGCATCCAGATGGGCTCCTCCTGACTGGGATGCCCCTCATGGTCCAATACTCTCGCACGGCCGCTTCCTGCACGACCCGCGCCCCGATGCAATGAGCTTCCAACCGCCAAAGGGATTCGTGGAAGCCCGCCTGGAGATTGCGAAATATATACGAGGCAGCGATGACCAATCGGGACTCCTCGAGTCCGCGCAATTAGGAGCCTGGCTATCAGACGACGAGGGGTTCCGCATACTCGTCGAAACCTACCTTGAGGCATACATGTCTTGGCTTGAGGCAGACTCGGACATCGCTTGCTGGATAGATACCGTGGCGGTCTGCTCGCTAGAACCGGACGGACGTACCCTGAGTAGAGCTCCAGACGCCATCATCCTTTCCCCCCTACATCCGTTGCGTCTTGCATGGCATTGTCTCGCCCAGAAAGTGCTGCGGGACGAGGTAGAAGGCGACTCCCCCTGCCCCTGCCCTGCTGCGAGCATCCTTGACCCTGATTGCGTCCCCGACCTACTGACAATCTCATTGCAGTCTCCAAGTGGCATAGACCGGATCGACTTCCTGTCAGTCGAGTGTAGCTCCGACTACTGGTCCGTCCTATGGAATGGCTCTCGCCTGGGCTTGTTACCCGATCGGACCCGCCGTCCCCCGTTTGACAACACCTTCGGGCTAACGGTAGGTGGCATCTCAAGCGGGTTTAGTCCAGCACAGGTTTCTCGCGCTCTCGACGATGTCACCAACCTTCTGGCAGCAAAGCCCATCGTCAGTCTGGTAGTGTCCAGCGCAGGTGGCAGCACTGATGCCTGCAACGAAGGCTTGGCCCACTGGTGCACCAAGCGGTTCGGTAACGGGGACACGGACACCCCTAAACAAAGTGTCGGCGTGCGGATTTTGGAGGTGTTCGATACTAGGACTTCCGGAAGACCGGATCAGGCTACGATCGCCAACCTCTCCGAGGACACCGATAACCACGTCCGCTGGTATGACAAGCAACCCATCGGTGCGAAACCTGATCTAGGTATCATTGCCCAAATGAACTCAGCACAACCTGAGTCCAAAGAAGTCGGCATGCTCTCACCCATGGGGGCTGGTGGCCTCATCAGGCACCGGGTAAGGCGCCAGCTTCAAGGTTCCTTCCTGAGCGAGTCCCGTCAAGGACTTCAGATGCCTCCCTCCGGCGAACCGTTCGCCGACAAGGTTTCAGCATGCATGCTCATGGTAGAAAAGCTTAGGGACGGAAAGGTTGGCCTACAGTTCTCGCCTAGTGTCCATGCAGTATCCGACATGCTTGAGGAAAACAGCGCCGGTTACGTTGCAGTCTCATCTTCTGCAATCGATCCTGCTTGCTTTTTGGGTGGCTGGATCAAAGGTACCTACCTTTGGGACTACGACCTCCCCTCGTACTCCCATCGCGCAGGCGATACTAGCGGCTATTACCTCCTATCGCAGGTCAAGCAAGCCGATCGTGACGCCTTGCGCCGGGTTTTGAAGCCTCTTCCCGAGTGCGAGGATCTAGAAGACGACAAGGTCGAGCAAATCCTACTGGAAGTCGCCAGAAGGGGTATTCCCACTGTGCGTGGCCTCTCTGGGGACGATACAGGTGCCACAGGCGACCTTGGTCTCTTCCTCGCGGTCCGACTCCTTCAGGACCAGTTCCGTGTAGAAGGAAACCAGAACAGCCTGCTGCCAGTGCTCGCAGGTTCGCAAGACGATTGCACGATTGCAATAATCGTCCCCGTTGATCCCTTCAGAGGTTATCTTGCAGACCTTGCCCGCTCCCTCGGCAAGGAGCGCAAGGACACCTCACTGTCACGTCCCGACTTACTTGTCGTCGGCGTGCGGGCCTGTAGCGATGGAGTCCATCTTCACCTTACTCCTATAGAGGTCAAGTGCCGCCAGGGTAGCGTGTTCGGGGCCAACGATGCCGTCGAAGCCCTTTCCCAAGCAAGGGCACTCTCCACACTTTTGCAAGCCATCGAGGAGCGCGCTAGTAGATCTGTGGTATGGCGCCTAGCCTATCAGCACCTACTACTTTCGATGGTTGGCTTTGGCTTACGTGTCTACAGCCAGCATCAGGCAGTCGCGGGACAGGCTAGCCGCTGGGCCACCTACCACGAACGCATCGCCGCAGCAATACTCGACCCTGACTCGAGGCCCAGCTTAGATTCAAGGGGCCGACTTATCGTAATTGACGGCTCAACCCAGAGTGGTCCGCATGATCGTGATGGCGACAACTATGATGAAACAATTGTCATCTCAAGCCAGGACGCAGGTCGTATCGTAGCCGGAAAAGATGCACAGTCGTTCTACGAAGCAGTGCGCGCAAAAGTGGGCGATTGGGGGCTCTTGCCCCCTAAGCAAGCTCCAGCAGCCTCCACTTCGCAGGTCGATATAGCCCAGAGGGCAGGCGAGCAACCTGCCAAGCCAGTGCTAGTCGAGGACATTATTGCACCTCAGCCGATTACCGGAGAGTATTCAGGAGACATAAGCGTGAGGGTGCCTCCCTCAACACCTAAAGAGCCAGGTAGTGGAGTTATTCTGTCCGTAGGGAAGACCGTGGATGGCTTCGAGCCACGAGCGCTCGCCTTAAACATATCCGACACGCGGCTTAACCAGTTAAACATCGGTGTGGTGGGCGACCTTGGGACGGGCAAGACCCAATTCCTCAAATCCTTGATCACGCAGATATCCAGATCCAGACAGGAAAACCGTGGGATCAGGCCACGATTCTTAATCTTCGATTACAAACGCGACTACAGCAGCGAGGACTTTATCGCTGCAACAGGAGCCAAGGTAGTAAAGCCCCATCACCTGCCCCTGAACCTCTTCGATACTACGGGCATGGGAGAGTCTACGGCACCATGGTTGGATAGATTCCGGTTCTTTGCCGATGTCCTCGACAAGATTTACTCGGGAATGGGTCCTGTGCAACTTAGCAAGCTCAAGGGAGCAGTTCGCAATGCCTACGAGGAGGCCAAAACGCTTGGCCACCAACCTACGATCTACGACATCCATAGGGAGTATCAAGAGATCCTTGACGGAAAGTCGGACTCGCCGATGGCGATAATCGACGACCTCGTGGACAGGGAGGTATTTTCCCGGTCCACTTCAGAAACTATTCCTTTCGATAAATTCTTCGATGGTGTAGTGGTGATCTCTCTGGACTCCATTGGACAGGATGACAAGAGCAAGAACATGCTCGTCGCTATCATGCTGAATATGTTCTACGAGAACATGCTCCGAACCCCCAAGCACCCCTTTGTAGGCAGCGATCCGCAACTGCGGGCCATCGACTCGTACCTTCTAGTGGATGAAGCGGACAACATAATGCGCTATGAATTCGACGTGCTCCGCAAGCTGCTATTGCAGGGCCGTGAATTCGGGACGGGCGTTATCCTTGCTTCCCAGTACCTTAAACACTTCAAGGCTGGAGCAACCGACTACAGGGAGCCTTTGTTGACCTGGTTCATCCACAAGGTTCCTAACGCTACTCCCGCCGAGCTTAGCGCATTGGGCTTCACATCGGACCTTGCCGAACTATCGGAACGTGTAAAGACCTTGCCCAACCACCATTGCCTCTATAAGTCATTCGACGTGGCTGGCGAGGTCATGCGGGGATTACCGTTCTTCGAACTCACAAGTCAAACTTGAGCAATGCCTAGGCCCTGCATTAGCAGGGCCTAGGCAGGAGGCCTGGAATGACCGATTTCCTTTCACCTGCAGAGCGCTCAGAAAGGATGTCACGCATAAGGAGCAAGGACACTCAGCCCGAACTTTCATTACGCAAGGTCCTCCATGGGCATGGCCTTCGTTACCGGCTGCATGCTACTAACTTGCCTGGAAAGCCGGATCTAGTGTTCCCACGATACAAGGCCGTAGTGTTCGTGCATGGATGCTTCTGGCACAACCACACTGGCTGCAAAACGGCAACGACGCCCAAGAGCAACACTACATTTTGGTTAGCGAAATTCGAGAAAAATGTCGCACGCGATGAGTTTGTAAGAGCAGAGTTAGAAGCAAGGGGATGGAGGGTATTCGTTGTCTGGGAATGCGAACTAGCATCCATGGCAAAAGCCAATGCAACCGGTGAGCGACTATATACCTTAATCCGCCAGTCATCGGGGAATGGGGAATAAGGCATTGTTACATGCAACGGCCCTTCAACGTGCCCCTATCCTATTCCTCGCTCTCTTCCCAGTTCAGACACGCTTTGGCGTCGGCCAGATGCATCTCCGTGAAATAAAGAGTCGTCACGTAGCCGCCCAAGGCTACCTCGATTTCATTGCTTGCGGCCGTGGCCACGAGCTCGCCCATAGAGTTTCGCTGTGCGTTGGCATATTGGTACGCGGCGGCGTGATTTGGGCAAAGTGCAAGGTATGTCTCACGGTAGCGCTTGGGTGAGTCGACCACTAGCTCCACTGCCTCGAAGTAGTACTCCCCCGTAGGCAACTTGAACGGCAGCTCTCCCATACAGGCCTGGCAAATCATCTGCCCGTTGGAGTTAATGTACTGGTCTGCGAGGTAGGCCTTTGCTGCAGACTTAGCCTCAGCTGCCCCCAATTGCACCGAGCGCTGCCGCTGCACAGAAGTCTTATCGGGTGTCTCTCTTGCCTCCTCCCCCACACGCCTCTGGCGAAGCTCAGGATTACGAACTGACCGTTCCGGAAGCTCGACTGGCTCCGGACTACCCTTGGAAGCCAAGTCCAAGATGCGATGCTGCTCTTCGATCGGAAGCTTGGTGAAGGCTAGCGCTCGATGTAATTCCTCTTCCGACTTGAACCCGAGCTCATCTCGGTGCGTAGCACGAATAGTATTGTCAGCAGTTCGCCTCTTGTCATCCGTCCCGAACCCAAGTGCTTCCAGCCACTTGAATCCGGTATCGACTGCGAAGCCTTTGGGCAAGCGAGCAGCAGTTGCAGCCCTTGGCTTGACGAAAGAACCGTCTGTCTGAGGGATCCATGCAAGATCCTTTAGCACACATACGAGCTGCGAATCTGCATAGCGGGAACCACCCTTCTCGGTTAACTGGTAGCGCGCCTTGAGAATGGACGGCGATGCAGTATCGCTCCGACGTAGCGCCTGCCACACCAACAGCGCAGCCTCCGTTTTTTTCGAATTCAACAACAGCAAAGCCTCAGCTGTCAGGGCAAAGTCATGGTTAATGGAGTTGCCTGAGCGGCGGGCTCCTGCTGCCTGCGACAGGTACATCCAGTTAGGGTTGTTCCTACAACTGGCTATAGTGTAGAGCTCGTCAAACTCCTTCTGGCAGCCAACTTGCGCGGCAAAGCGTGAAATATTTTCTGCGGGAATACCAGAAGACAAGTACCATGAGTCCAGCGGCCAGCGCTTTTGCTTCTGGTCGACGGTCAATTCGTAGAATATTTTGAGTTCTGTTCGCATGAATGGGGAGTCCAAGTAGACTTGGCTTGCCGTCGCCCACTGCGCGGACAATGATGCAATCTTGAAGATGCGGGCCTTCGCAAATATACCCTTCAGAAACGGGTTCTTCTCCAGGAGGGCAATCATCCTCTCGAGGTCCTCAAGGTAGGCCTTATCGCTCGGAGGTGATGTACTCTCCTGATACCGAGACCGTAGTAACTGGATCATCTCGTCGACCTCATTGGGTTCACGAACGCCAATTCGCTCCAAGAACAGCCTTGCATCCTGCTGCTTTGCCTTCAGGATCCCAGTCGTAAGAATGCGGTCGTCCACCCGATAATACGGGTCAGTTTCGCTGACTGGCCCCGTCTGAAAGTAAGCGATGGAACCAGTCCCCCAATTTCCTGACGTGAGCTTGACGAAATAGACATCTCGCAGACTGCCATAGTCGCCAAGGGCTTCGCAGTGCTTATGTAGCAACTCGTACAACGATTGAAGCCATTCAAATGACTTTGTCGCGAGCCAGCTAAGGACACTCGGACTCAGCTCGAACTCATCCCAGGAATAGTTGCTCCTTCGAGCCTTGGACTCGAAGAATTTCTTGAGATCCTCGGTATCCACGCTCGGTATTCCCAGGCTTGCCAAGAGCCTATCTTGATTGCTGTTCCTCTGCGTAGCACCAATTGCCCAATCTGGCTCGTCTCTACGCTCGGTCACAAACGCCAAGTCCTCTGCATGCAGGAGCGCCTTGAGCGACGCACGCGCCTGACATAGGCGCATCGCCGGAGCGAAGCCCCCCCCATATGTTGGCACCAGTGGGGTCTTACGCATCTCCTCTAGGACCGCCTTGCGTATGACCTGATAACGCTCCGGAAGTGGGTCATCGTTGTTTGGGAGCACAGCGAGGAACTCACCCGTCAGGAGGCCTATTTCCTTGACTTTGTGCAAAGCCTTCGCGGTAACAACTGCCAGTTGATCAAAGAGCGGAAGGTTCTCCGAAGAATTTTTGATGCTGGCTCGGCTCAGTTCGGGGACAAAGGGCCCGTGCAAATGGAATCGCAGTCCGGATGTCTCCTTTTCAGCAGGGAAGAAGACCGAGACCTTGCCCTTTATCGCTGAGATGATCTTAACCTGCTTGGCAAGCGGCTTGCTCTTGTCGAAGGAATTTGTATCGCTGGTCAATTCGAGCTCGAATGCGACTGTTACTTTCTGGCGCTCAACTCCGTCAACAGGTGCAGAGAAGCGAGTAACGTCCTGCACTGGAGCGCTGAAACGTAGCCAGTGCGAACTGAGGACTTCCTTGCCATCGACAAGTTTAAGCACCTCAACATGCGATTCCGAGTGCTCCTCGCGAAGAACCGCACCTTCTTGGGCTCCGACTTTCCACTTGATGTATCGAAGGTTGTTGAGAAACAGAAGAGTCGTCTCGGAGAGCTGCTCGAGGCCAGCTTTGACCTCGGCATACGCAGTCTCGACATCCTTCTTGGGGTTGTTGAACGGTAACTCGAAGCGCGTCCGCTCACCCAAACCCTGCTTGGGAGGAACTTGTTGAGGGAGAACCAGCTTCAAAATCTTGAAGCTGTAGTCCTTGGAGTAGACAACAGGCGAATCCGTGTATACAAACACTGACTTGAACCCAACCCCAAACTTGCCAATCTTATCGGGACTATCCTTCTTGCTGCTATTGAAGATCCCGGTGATGCCGCGAATGTCTTGCTCGTTGAAGTGGCGAGTTCCGTTGTGTTCGAACGCACAGGAATGAGGTAACAGTTCAAACGAAACCTCAGAGGCCCCAGCATCCTCAGCGTTTTGTAGGAGCTCGTAAATGAAGTGGGCTTCGTCGGGGTAGAAGTCCTCAAAGATGCGAAGGTTGATATCGCCTTCATTGGCATCTAGGCCATCGAGCAGCTTCTTACGTTGACTTGCGATTGTCTGAATGACGCTCATACTGGCCTCCGCACTTCCAGAATACCGAACACAGTTGGTGTGGCTCGGATGTCGCCACTTTCGGCTGCGCGACGTAAGGCGGCGATGCGTATGTCAAAGTCGACTTGCGCGCGCTCTAGCTCTGCCTGCTTCATCACACGAATCTTGTCGTTCGTGGCACGTCCTATCTGTTCTTCCAGCAAGGCCTTGCGAGCGGTAAAGCTGGCCGTCAGGCTCTGAATTCGCACGCCAACAAGCTGCCGATTGTCTTCGGAATGCTGTGTCGACTTTGCCAGCCACAGCTGGTGATGGACGCCATCCAGGCCATCCCAGACTTGCTGCGATGGCACCTCAACGCTAGGCGCGTCAGCTGCCCCTTGCAGTAACTCCAGAAGTGCTTCTGCGATGGATGCTTCAGCAGCCACAGGCACCAGTTCTTCATCGTGCTTCACGCCCTGCCTATACCAGCGGTAAAGCGCAAATGGATGCGTGCCAACAGGCAAAGCCTCATGCATAACCGAAACCTTGACGATGACCACCTCCGCCTCTTTGAGGAAGGCCGCTGCTTGACGGAGCAACGGGTGCCCTAGGGAGAGAAGCACCGCTGATGGATTTTCTACAGCACACTCCTGCTCGAACGTGGCTTGCAGCGTTGGCACAGAGCCTTTGAGCCATCTCTCCCATCCTCGATGCATCGGGTCTGTTGAACGCGGAAGCTTGCGGAAGTCCTCGAGCAACGTAGCACGGGCCTCTTGGCTGAGACGCAAGGTTTTCAGTGGTTTGTCCCCAAGTAGGAAATCCTGCTCTTTGCCAAGACGTCGGCCCAGATAGGATGCCACTGCACGGCTAAGCGCATGAGGTTCAAGCCAATGGTTTCGGGACTGCGCCAGACGCTGTTCCCAGCTCGCCGCAGCGATATTGAGTCCGAATAGCTCACCCTGGCGCTCTTCGAGGCGCTGCTCTTCCTCGATTTGTCGAATCTTATTGTCGGACAGTTGCTGAAGTCGTTGGGCCCGCTCCTCTTCGCTGAGGTTGAAGGTCTCGGCTATGCTGTGAAGCTCTCGCGTGATGTCACCCAGGATTTCCTCATTGCCGCCAATGGCATGCTGGAACACTCCGATACGAGATAGGCAGCGGTCATAAATTTCCGCATCAATCGTCCCAGGTGTGACCAGGTTGAAGATACCCACTGCATCGCTTTGCTGCCCATAGCGGTCGATACGGCCAATGCGCTGCTCGATTCGCATCGGGTTCCACGGCAGATCGAAGTTGATGAGGCAGTCGCAGAACTGGAAGTCCAGACCTTCACAACCGACCTCCGAGGATAAGAGCACATCGATTGCGTCTTCATCCTCCTTCGGCAAAGAAAAGCGGTAGCGCAGCGACGCACGGTTTTCATCGGCGATGCCACCGTGCACTAGGCCAAAGCGGATGTTGGCCGCCTTCAGCTTGCCAACGAGATAGTGAAGGGTGTGCCTGAAGGTACTGAAGACCAAGAGCTTGTTGCGAGGCATGGTCAGTTTGTCAGTGACCACCTGCATAAAGGCTTCTGCCTTCGGGTCCTTCGGATCCAGACGCTTGGCCCGCTCGACAAGCGACTCGATGTCCTCGGTAATTTGGCCCACGAAGTCGAAGGAGCGCTCTTCAACGTCTTCACCATCGTCTTCAGCTTCAAGACGGGCGAGCTTGCCCAAAAGGATGTCCTCGAGAGCTGGAGCCAAGCCATATAGGCTGCTCGCAGCCTGTCGGCTGACCGTTGTCATCATGAACTTGACGTTCTGATTGCCATGCAGCCGAGCAAAAATTCGGGCGATTACGGAAAGTAGGTCGTCATGAAGAGCCCTTTGGTTAGGCGTGAACTCGGTGGTAACCGTCTCAGCCTTTCGGGTCGTGAATTCACCGATGTCGCGGCGCCTGGTGCGATTGATGAGCGAACTAAAAGTGTAGAGGTCTTCCAGGGCCTGGATGGTCTTAATGCGAGCAGCGCCGTCCTCAGATCCTTCGGCTAGCCCATCATAGATGTGCTGGAACCCCGGGTTCACCGCGAGCACCTCGCGCCCCCAAGTAGTGCTGGCAACGCTACGAAGTTGTTCCCGCACTTCCTCTGTCCAGCCTGAACTTCCCCGACGGCAGGCCTGAATGCCGGTGTTGATAAACTGGTTAGGCTCAGCCATCTGGCTGAAGCTTGCCGGATCAATGATGACGTCGGGGCGCAGGACGTTTAGCAGCGTGTAGAGGTCTTCACGACCAAGTTGCATCGGGGTAGCCGAAAGAAATACCACCGCCTCCGCATTATCCGCAAAGTAGCGCACTGCTTGGTGCAGAAACGTATCTGCATTGCGGATGTGATGCGCTTCATCAACGATGACTAGGTCGAACTTCGGTGAGGGATCTAGCTCAAGCAGACCAAGGTCTCGCGACTTCCCCTTACCCGGCTTGCCAAAGAGCAAATCGCCATCGAACAGTGAGGTCGGAAGAATTGCTTTCTCGTATTGGGCAGGCCACTCACCACTGAGGTGTGTTTCCTTAATACAGTGGCGGAGCAGTGAACCGTCGAACGCGACGAAGTGCTCATCAAAGCGCTTCATCTCCAGTTCCCACTTGCGCTCCGCTACAAGGGCTTTTGGGCAGATGATGAGGACGGACTTGATATCACTACGGGCCTGCAACTCCTTGAGGATGAGCCCAGCCTCGATTGTCTTACCCACACCAACTTCGTCTGCAACAAGCAGGCGTGGCCGGTCTGCTCGAATGAGCTTGAATATCGGTCGGTACTGGTACGGAACAAACCGAACGCGGCCGGAATTCAATGAGTAGAGTGCAGAGGCCGACGGCGAGGATAGTTGCACTGCACTGAGCATTGCGGAGAGCTCGGTCGCGGTCAGGACCTTATGGCTTTCAGTTGGCTCATCCAGTGCTTGGAGCTGGCTTTCATAGTAAATCTGCCTCGCCCCATTCTCGAAGACCCGGTAGCGGGTCTCTGCCTCTACGCTTGGAAGTACCTCCAAAACGGGGAACACGGCGCTAGGATTCGAGCGCAGGCAGAGTAGCTCTCCAACTGAAAACTTTTGTGCCGATTTTGGCGCGGGCGCAGGGCTTTCTGCAGGTAGGGTGGTCTGGGCAGAGCCCTGTATTGACGCTGCTGGCACTTGAATTTGCGATGCCATCCTAGCCAGAGTAGCTTGCTTGAACTCTTCGACTCGGTTTAGAAGAGCATCATCAGCATTAATAACGTAAAGGAACCGCTTCAGAGTATCGGCGTCTCGATAAGCGTCCATGGAGTTCAAGCCACCTGCAGGAGCATGAGCCCACCGATTGCGAACGCTTTGCAGCTCCTTGACCCAATTTCTCGCCTCTCTCGGGAGGGGCTCGGCCCCTGCCAGTTCGGTCCAGTTCTGATCAAGCACGCGAAGGATAGCGGCTAGGTCAAGCCCCGTGAGAGACTGGATACGCTTTTCCTCGACGAGTCGTTGCTGCGGAAAGGTCAAACGGTTAAAGACATTGTCGACCCACCACTTCGGGCTTAGCGAAGGAAGTTTTGTCTCCAGCCAAAGTGCTATCACCGCTCCCGATGCATGCAGCAACTCGTTCATTCCAATTCCTCAGAAAACGTTGTCGTTGGTATCCAACAGTAGCCTAGTGGCGGGCAACCGCTACAATGCTACGTGAACAACGTTTGGCAGCTTCGGTTCAAACACAACTGATGAGATGCCTCTTTCGGCAAAGCTTAGCCGGTTGGCACTTACGATTTGGTTTTTCAGGCCGGTTCGAGAAAAATCGCTGAGACGTCTGACATCTTGGTGTTCATCGTCACAGCAATCCGCGTACTCCTCGTTTATCTGTGGCACGCAGTCGAATAGCCTAGACAGCGATGTAAACTTGACCTGCTCATCGCCCAGAGCATCCAGGGTGACAAGGTAGGCCGGCTCGTCCGTACAAGTGACAGCCTTAACCATCCGGTTGATTAGGATTGAAGCGCTTGAATGGGATAGATCGATGCGTGAATCACTGACGGGAAAATTCATTACCGTTCCTACTAAATAATTGATGGATTAAGTATGGGATTAGCGAAATAGCTCATGCCCAGCCCCACTGAACGTGTAGTCGTATGCAGGCACAGAGCTGGAGACTTGAGGTTGACGTTCGGTAGCCGAGGGTGAATACCCGCTCGATGACGGGCCAGGTGAGCACCCAGCCGATCTGGATCGATATCAAAGATGACGTCGCTGCGGGAAAAGATGTTCTGGCTGTAGCGGCGATGCCGTCACTCAGTCCCTACTGCAACCAAATGCACGGCAGCGACTGCCGAAGTCCTTGGTCGCTGCTTTGCAGATATAACTAACACGGTGGAAGTACCGATCCATTTCCTCTGGATCACCCTGAGAGAGGTGGAATGTGGCGTTTGCAGGGATATGCACCAAGCCAACGGCATCCTCGAAAGGAACCCTTAGCGCACTGGCCCATGCGGACTGAATGCGGCTGTATAGGTTCTCTCTTTCTGATTGAAAGCGCCCCACTGTGTGGAACGCATCTCGGTTAAGCAGTAAGACGAAGTGGTAATGCGGACGCCCCTCCTGCCCAATCTCTCTGACCCAACACCATCGAACGCTTGTCTGATGTGCAGAGCCGTTCAGACGCTCTGAGCGCTTGCGAGCTAATTGAATCCTGGCGGTCAAGGAGTCGACAAATCTGGAGATGACGGCATTACCTGATTCAGGTGGTAGATCGTCGTCTGGAAAGCGCAGATCGAAACGTATCGCGAACACCTGGCGATGGTCGCTCAGCGCTAACTGAGTCGTTTCGTAAAGTCGTTCGAGGTATTCGGTAATGAAGGGGGCGTAGGACGCCATCACGGGTAGACCGCGAAAGGTGTCCTCGTAATGCAAGTGAAGATTGCTGTTGCCAGCGTGACGCTTGGATTGGTGAGCCATGGGGATGATCCGCTGAGTGAATTCATAAACTCAGCGGACTGGGTATATATTTACGATTCGATCTGCCTGTGAGACAGATCTTGGCTCAGTGTCTGGCGCTGATCCGGTTGACCTAGGTCTGTTGAACTCATGGCGCTTCCCCCTTTGAGGGTTAGCCTAATAGGTCTCTGAATAGAATCTGAAGATTGGTAGGCTCGATTGGTTGTAATGGGTGTATGTGCTGACGCTATAACCAATAGATATTTCGTATAAATATTATCTACAAATATAGACTCTATAAATAATACTAATACCGAAATCCAGCTCCCCAGGCCCGCAAGGGAGTGGGGAGCTGAAATGACAGGGAACGCGGGAAGAATGCGACGGTTTCAATGGTTCAGATGCTCTGGAACTAAACCACTTTTGAGAGTCATCCGAGCAGCACGAACGCCGACCGAATGACTGGGCCCAAGCTCAACCCATCGACGAAGATCATGCAGCCTTTAGCTGCGGCACCGCAGTGAAAGACTCCTGAGTATCACGAGCCTCGATCCTAGCCATGACCCAGCCCATCACTTCACTTTCAACCCAGGCCACTGCTCTTCCCCCCAGCGACACTGACTTAGGAAAGACTCCCTCTTCGATGTATTTGTAGATGGTGGACCGACCTAGTCCAGTGACGTGCTTGACATCCTTCAGGCGAATTAACCTCATGAACAGGCTCCTCTGTATTCCGTTCAGAGGATTGGGAGGCCCTGTAAGAAAATACCTATGCGGCCGCCCCCTCGCTGCCTGGCCGGGTCAACAAACCGAAACGGTATCGATCCTCAAGGGGTATCTCAGACTCGCACGCAAAATACTGCTGCCCTGCATATGGCTCAATGACTAAACAGCTACGGCCATCATCTGAGTCACTGGGTAGCGCAAGCAACGCGAAACGATAATAGCCAAGCGCCATGGGTTGGGGAATGATGGCGAACCCCATCGCACCAAATGAAGCATCGGAGGCTTGGCAAAGCAGATCTTTGATCCAGATCGCCAGATCGTGAGCCCAGTGACATAACTCCTCCACTAACAATACGTGCTGATCATCGATTTTTTTCAGGTGCTCAGTATCTGGAACTGGCAGCGGTTTCTTTCGCAGAAAGTCCTTGCCAATGAGCACTCGCCACTCTTGAGCGTCGATCCACCTGTTAAACGGCTGGACACCTAGATCAGACCAATGCTTGGATAGAAAACCGGCGGCATATTTTTCCAGCATCGTCTGTAATACACGAAAAAATGATCGGGGCTGCCCTTCAAAGGCACCAAGAAGCGGCGTGCATGGACGCCTTCCATAAACCTTGGAACTCCCCTTGGGGAGGACGGTTTCGCTATAAAACCTGTATGCGTGCAGCACATCTGGCTCACGGTCGGGGAATGGGTCCCCTGTTACGCAAACCAGAACTGACGTGACACTGCCCTCGTCTGATAGCTCAGGGTGGTTCAGGTTGAGGAAGTAGATGCTTTTCGTTTTGGCAGAAAGAAGTGTGCCGGTTGCACCCGGCACATAAGCCCGTATCAGCCCCTGATCAATCAGTCCCCGCACTCTGTACCTCAAGCGTTCCTGACTGAGCCCCGTGACCTTGCGCAGCGCTGAAGAGCCCAGGTCGCTGACCACGCCAAAACGGTCGGCGTGGCATAACAGCACACTCAGCAACAGGCGATTCACGATACTCAACTGACCGGGCCGTATTTTCCTCCGTAGATCAGCTAACGGAGCCAGATCGACCTTTTGCTTTTCAGGTTTTTCGCTTGCTTGGACAGGCTTCTTAATTTCGTGCTTCAGCAGACTGGCGGCGGTTGCCGCGTGCTGCATTGTTGGCAGCGGCGCTGCCTTATCAAGCTCTCTGTGAAAATCCTCCTGGAGTCGGTAGCACCTCTTCGGTTGCCCCCTGCCCTCGGGAGTGGACGAAACGGTCATTACACCGCACTCAACCAGCTCTTTCAGCGACTTAGTCACCTGGCGATCGGAGAGTCCAAATTGCTTTGCCAAAGCCTTCACACCAAGGCTGACAGGCTCCGCTATGCCGAAGTGCTGAATGAACCGCACCAGGAAATATTTCCCCTCTGGCTCAAGCCCTTTCACTCCACAAAACAATGCAGCTACAAACACGCATAACCTCCATCAAGCCAGGGCATAGCAGGCTATTATATCGCAATAATTACAGGCTGTTTTAACAATAGTCCGTGATGAACTAACGTGACGAAAAACGTTACCAAGTAACGTGATGAACAAAAGGGTATAGTTTCACAAAATTACGTTGATAATTGGGGGAGGTATGAGTCAGAGGCAACCTGGACTTACATGGCTTGATAGCAAAGATTACGAGCAGCTGAAATGGGCTCACAAATATCTGCAAAGGAAAGACGAAATTAGCCAGCAACATAACTCCTCAACGATCGATCAGTTGCTTCGGATCGGCGAGAGACTGGAGGAGTCAAAAGATGGCATCTTGATCATTGGCCAGATGAGAGGCGCATGGCGGCAGGTGAAATGCAGCGCATTAGATAAGGATAAGAACTGGAAGACCTCCGCCTTCAAGCTCAGAATCGATGTAAAAAAAGAGCTGGCACGGCTCGCCAAGAATAACAAGATGACAGCAGCGGAAATGCTCGGCAGATTGATTTTAGGCGGATTGAACACTGATGCAGCGCGGCACGCGGAGCTCAAAGCACAGCTGAGGGATTCAAGAGAGAACACCGATAAACTTAAAGAGACCAGCGCGATCCTCATGGACTTGCTAGAGAACAGCGTAAAAACGCTGTGTCAATTTGAGATCGAGCTACAAGACGCCCGCTTTTCGACTGAATCCAGTCCCGAGGATCAGTCGAGCAAAGTGAAGAAGCTATATAAGCAACGAATGAACGGCATCACGGATGTGATAACAGTCCGGACTAGACTCTCACCCAAAGAACTCTTTGAACGGATCGTACAAAAAAGCAACTCCGCATACCACGCTGCGGAAGAGACCGAATACAGTACACCGACGCTGCCAGCTCGCACCCAGGCGACAATTGATGAGGACCAAGTCGCTCACCCCGCACCTCAGGACCAGCAGACTCCAGAAGCAAAGCCAGAGCCCAGCAATGCACTCGTGAGTAATAGTGCCAATCCAGTAGCCGACCACCCTGTTGGTCAGGACCTGGAGGAACAAGTCAATGAAAGCGCCTCAGCCCACCTCAAGACCGACGGACCACCCCCGAACACTCAGACAGCCACACAAAGCCCGCTTGGCGGCGGTATAAGCTTCAAAGCCTTAGGAATCTCCATCGCGAACAAGAAGAGGCCCATCACTTCGACAGTTAAGACCGAGTCTGATTAAAACCAGGTCATGCGACACCTTCCCTGGCAGGCGCCGTACTCCTTCGGCAGCATGCACCGCTCGCAAAAAGTCACAGCCCGCCCAGGCGGGTCCGTTTTGAACCGGTAGGATGGGTCAGTTTACATTGGCACTAATAATTGTCCGGTAACCGCAAACCCGATATTGCAACGCAAGGCGCCAGCAAGTCTCAATTCACTACCATTTAACTACCAGAAATCCTAAATCGCAGATATGAAAAAGCCCAACCTTTTCAGATTGGGCTAAGTCATTGAAAAATATGGTCGGGACGGAGTGATTCGAACACTCTACCCCTAGCACCCCATGCTAGCAGATGGGGCTGCACACCGCTAAACACGTGGCTCCATAAAGGGCGCTCGCTGCAACGATGCCCAACCGTGTTTAACTGCGAGTGACAAATCCACTCGAATTCCCCTAGCCTCCTAGCGTTTCCCATCTCCGGCGTCCTGCCGACCGAACCTACCCCGTCTCCTGCTACGCGGTCCTCTTCACGGAGGATATTCAAATGCCAAACTCCGAAGAAACAGCCCTACCTCATCCGCCAAAAGGACCAATCGCCGATCCTGTGCGCTGCGATTGGTCAGTATCCAAGGTACGAACATGAACCGAACGAGCACGACGGCTTCGTCATCATCACCGCCGACAGCGCCGGCGGGATGGTGGACATCCACGACTGTCGGCCCATGGTGCTTGCGCCGGAATTGGCCAGAGAATGGCTGGACCTATCCACGCCCAAGGAGCACACCGAGCAAATGGTGCTAAGGCGAGGCGGCCGATGCGTTTAAGTGGTTCAGAGCCCTGGTGTGGGCAACGTGCGCAATCAAGGGCCCTCACTGATCATAGCGGCAGAGTGATACTAAATCAGTCGCTCCCCTACACCGATAGCCATGACCTAAGTCACAATGAATCCTTTTCAAGGATTTCCAATGATCGAAATAATTGACTGGCTCAATGTTCATCCAAACCTAGCGAGCTGGGTGCAAGCTGCTGGAGTTATCATTTCCCTAGCTGGCGCAATCGGGATTGCCACATACCAAAACCACGCACAACGAAAACTAGCCATAAAGCAAAAAAATCAAGACACCTACAACCGGATAGCCGCGATTATTGGTCTTAACGAATACGCACTGGACTTTATCGAGGACGCCGAGAATTTTTGGGCCAATTGCGAGGAAAAACACGAAGATTTCTTTCAGTATTATTACGATGCGGGAGCCATGGAGCGTATCAACAACTCACTCACTGAAATACCCATCTATGAAATGCCGGACGAAACAACAATCAAGGAAACGATGACTATTGCCTTATCTTTCCATAAATTAAGAAAAGTACTTGAGAAAGTATCTGCCCAGCCACTAATACGAAATGACTCGGATGTCTCCAGTTTTCAATCGCTTGCAGGGGCGGTTGGGCACAGCAATGACAAGCTTAAGGCACATCTGGATAGCTTGAAAAAAAAATAGACTCGTATGAGCGGGCACTCCCCTAATGTTAGCTAGGGCTTAACGTTAGCGGCATGCATTAGCCGCAACAGTTAATTTCCTCTCATATCCTATTCGCCGCTGGCAGCGCCCTCACCTACCTGTCCACATTTATCTCTTTCACATACAACTGACACGCCGCCAGCGCAATCAATCCCTGATCGCCGGTGTCGGTGATGGCGACAATTCGTTGAGCATGCGCTGGGTCAAGTTGGGCTCTTGTTCCTCCATGAACCATGCCGCCGGCGGCGGTACCGGCTGGCACTGAACAGCCACTGGCTGGATCCTCGGCAAGGAGGACTGACAGCCGCAAATCAGAAGTAGCAAGGCGATCGCGTAAACGAGCCTGGTCTTTTTGTGCATGGGTCAAAGCCTCATGGTGGGTTTGATCACTGGCGGAAAGGCGCTGCTCGAGCGCAAGGCGTTTGTCCTGATCGGCTCGCACCTGGTCAGCGGCCGCGTTGCTGATGGCGGACAAATCGTTCTGATATAGGTTGGCTTGCTCGGCGAGTTGCTTACCCATGCGCCAGTTCTGAACCTGCCAGGCCATCGCCGCACTACCGGCAACCAATGCAGCAGTTAGCACCAGCTGGCAAAGAATTTTTTGCGCCAGAGTCATCACGGTACATCCTTGAATAGAAGTCGGGAGCCGATTTTCAGTGCCTACTTGAGGCCTTAATTACGATGCTATCGGGGTCGGCTAAGGTTTCCCGTAATCGGGCAGATAAAGATGAAATATCTCGGAGATCCGTTATGACCAATTACGACTTCACAAAATCGATTCCAAAACACCTACTGAGTGCTGCAGCCCTCATCGCTCCCTCTCCATTTGCCTGGTTGATACGCAAAGGCATTGACGCCTTTGGTGGTGCCGTAGCGACTCCGGAAAATCAATCAGAAGCTGCAGCAACGGTAATTCGGGCGGGAAAAGAATCTGGTGTCGACGAAATGGAAATCGTCATGAGTCACGAGGCTGGTCTGAATTTCAAAGCCCCAATAGAGGGTGTAAATATTTCAATGAAGGCTGGCGCAGAAGGGACTATCACAATGAAGGTAAAGTATAAATAAGGTCCTGCTGAGCCGACCTCGCATCCGAGCACAAGTCATGTCAGCACCTTCAGCGCGGTGCCGTAGAAGGCCAGGCGCTCAGCCAATCCGTTCAGACCGCCATTGATACGCCGAGTGATCCCGTTGAAGTCGCTGGCATCGGCCAACGCATTCAGGTTCCGCGAATTCCAATACCACGCCGCCGACTTGCACGCCCACTCGGCCTGTTCGAGCAGCTCAGGCGTCCTCAACAGAAGATCGTCGCCGAACAGCGCCTTGCTGCACGCGAGGTAGTTATCGTGGCCTGTAATTTGAATGCAGCCACGTCCGCGGTACCTTTGGCCATCACCATCAGCCTCGGGCGTATTGCCTAAGCGCTTGGCCAGCGGCCCGGTGTCGTACTTACTCAGGTACTGGTCGCCGCCGAGCTCCTTCACATAGCGGAACTGGCCAGACTCATGGCCCACCTGGGCAATGAACGCCGCCATGCGCAGGCGCGTGTTGATCTGGTACCGCTCCATGGCCAGATTCAGCGCAGACGCAAAAACGCCGGCTTGTTTGCCGGCGCTCGGGAGAATCTGCAGCAGCTGCTGCTGTGTGATTGGCATGAGATATCCTCACCTTGGGCGCACTGGCCTGCCACTGGAATCAGGGAAGTTCTCGGCACCCTCTTTCCATGCGCGGACAAGGGTTCGATAGGAGCGCCATTGCAATTCCGTACCAGGAAGCGCTGATGGATCACCATCTTCCATACCTATCAGCTGGTCTGTAATGAATACGACCTCATCCATGCGCCACGCATTTTCGACGGCAGACTGCTCAGCTCTGATGCGATTGGCCTCGACCATGTCGTACACCCATTGAGGAACTACTTCATAAAGGGTCTCCCCATCCATCAGCTCCATCCACTCATCAATTGCTCGATAGCTGCCATTGGGCATGATTGCATACATGATAATCCCCTCTCTAGCGTTCTGAGCCGTAGCCCCTGATATCCAAAGTCGTTCCACCAGTTACAGTTCCTGCGTGCGTATACACAAATAATTGGTCTGTGCGACAGATCACCGGAGCGAGCACCCGCGTACTTGCCGCAACGCTAAGTAACGGCTGAACGGCCTCTGGACCTATCGAGAAGGAGTTACCGGTTGCAGCATACACTTGCAGCAACGCGCGCTGCGTGGTTAGTGGAATGACCGCAGTGCCAGATACAATTGTGGGGGATGTTGCCAGTCCGTTGCTCAATATAGGGTATAGCGCCGCCCCGTCCGTGTAGGTTACATAATCGGTCGCCCAGACAAATGGGCGCAATGCGCTACTCCCAGAACGTAACGCACATATAAATCGTCGACTATTCCCACCTCCTTTTGTTCTCGCCGTCCCTGAGTAAGTGGCGCCCGGCGCGGTAGTAGATATCTCGTAAGTTGGTACGCCTGCGCTATCGTAGATGTATAGGTAGTACCAAGTATTACCGGTCAGGGATAGACCGGACAGGCTTGCCGCCGCGGCCGTTACACACCGTCCTAGTGAGGGTATATAAGCCGAGCCGGCTGTAACAAGAATCTCAGTGGCGGTTACCCAAATAGGAATTAACCCATCAATATAACCAGTGCCGACACCGCCAAGCGCTGGGGTGACTGGTGTGTCTGTGCGATCGCGCAGCTGGGCGATGTATGATGCATACGTGCGCAGGTAGTCGTCTATCAACGATGGCGATTCAGAGCCCGCCGGGCTGTTACTGCCGGCCGTGGTCGAAAGGTCAGCGATAGAAGAAGGAAGCGGCATAGTTTTTCATCCCAATAAAAAAGCCCGCTCAGTGGCGGGCTTCAGTTGAGTGAGGGCGTTATACCCAGGAGGTTCGCTTGAGCGAGCATCTATTGAAGGCAATCCAGTTTTCCGGCGTATTTGCCGGTCTGTGGCTGCTGGTCAGGTTTGAAGAGTGGCTAACTTATCTAGCCAAAAAGCACCTACCCAAGGGGAGCAGGATCAGGAAAATCGTCCTGATCAACCCCGACGAGGATTAGGCGCGTCATTGCTCCGAGATCCCTAAAAGTCCAGGCGCCACGACCATCGGCAGCATGCTCGGTCGTGGCGTTTTGGGGATCACCATGTTCAGCGGCGGATTAAGCGCGGAGCCAACATCAGCCATTTGCTTGGCTTTGCTTGCCGCAGATACCGTCATATTCAGCAGCCCATTGAACCCCGGGATTTTTGGCATCGCCTGTATGAAGCGCAGTGCATTCGACGCAGTGGTAGATCCGGCAGGCTTCATTGGCGGATTCATGATGCTGCCGCCCGCCCGTAAGATCCGCTGATAGTCGGCCCAGCCATCTTTCCCGAACAGTGCAACACCCTTCTCAGGCCCAATCTTGTCGAGCGCCTTGCGCATGCCGTTGATGGTAAAGGTGCCGCCAGTTTCCCCTTGGAGCGTTGCAGAGTCACGGACATACGCCTGTGCTGCATCACGCAGCGAACTCATGATCGGCACGCCGCGGTCCCGTTCAAGCTGGGACAGGCCTTTGAGTTGATCCACCTTCATTTTCCCGACAATGTCAGGCAGGTCCTCGGGGGCATAATTGCCTTTGAGGATTTTCTCAACCAGCGGGCTAGCCTCCTGAAAGCGGAACCGGTCGGCGGCGGCGGACCGAGCCGACCTGAATGCATCGGCAATGCCTGGAGTACCCTGCGCTCCCGCTTGCTGCGCACCGCCAGTAGCAGGGCCAATACCACCTTGGAATGGAACCACTCCTCCACGCTCGGCCATAGGAGTGCCGCCAGGAAGGAATTGCCCCGGCCCTTCAATCTGAGTTGCGCTGAATGGCTGAGTCGATGGCCCTGGCGTACGCATGCCTGGAGCGGGGTTGAATGCCGCCGCCTCTCCACCATCAATCGCATTGATCAGGTGCTTTTTGACGATCCCAAGCGCGACCGCTTCAGCTCGATCGTTCGTGCTGTAGATCCGACCATTCAGAGCTTGCAAGCGCTGCATTGCCGTACCCATGTCGAACGGCTCCTTGCCTGTGGTCGCCTTCTGGAACCAGCTCAGCGTGTCCGCCGGCAGCTTCGAGCCCAGCATCTGCTGATCAAGCTCGACGGATGCGTCATTGACGAACTTGTGCGGGTCAAGCGGGATGTCTCGCCCTGCCGTATTGCGCGCCGCCTCATACAACTTATCGGCCTTTGACTTCAGTCCCGCGTCATAATCGCTCACAGACTTTTGTAGCACTTGCCCACGCTCATAATCCGTAGCATCGCCCGCACCCTTTCTCACACCATAGAGCAGCGACCCGTTGGCATCGACGAAGCGCTTTTGCATCTGATCGTCAACGGTGTTCAGCGTATTCTCCATCCACCACTGCTTCGGATCACGGCTCAGCCATCCACGCGTTGGCTTGATGCCCAGCGCATTGAAGTCAGCCATGCGCCCAAGTTGGACAGCATCAAGGTTGTCCACGTCTTCCATGGACTTCTTGCCGATGCTGACTACCTGCTCCTTAACAGCCTGCGGCAAGGAGCCAAAGTCGATCCCCTTCTGGGATAGTTTGGCCGAGACTTCCATCTCGATCGGACCTCTTGGTGTGATGAGAGATTTCACGCCACTCACAACCCCGTCAACAGCGCTTCCGATCCCGCGACCAACTGCTAACCCCGTAGCTCCGCCGACCCCGCCAACTAACGCGTTCTGCGTCCTATCCATCAAAGAGCCTGGCTGTGATAAAGCTCCAAAGGCCGCACCGGCACCGGCTGCCTGCTTATAGCTTGCAGGGTTTATCAATGCATTGCCTGCTGTCTCCAACAAACCGCCAGCAGTCTTGATCGTTGGCATTGCGCGTGCTGCGCTTGCCGCCTGTAGCGCTTTACCGCCAGCTTGCAAGCCGCTACCTCCCAGATAGGCAAGCCCGATTTGCCCGCCAATGTTTCCGGAAATACCTGCCGGGTCTGACATGAGGTCGTCGTCTGCACCAGGGGCACGCTGCCAGCCGCGAGGCCAGAGAACACCACCAAGGCCGACGCCTTCCATCAAGTCAGCGACAGCCTTGCCGGCGCCGAGGGCGCCTCGTTCCAGCCAGTTACGGCCAGCGAGGCGATCTGGTGGTGTATTTGGGGTCTGTGGCTGGGCCGCGACCTCTCGCTGAGACTGCTCAGGAGATTGCGCAGTGTTCTCCTGCTCCATGCGCGCGCGGAACTCGAATTCTTCCTGTTCGGTCATGGTTTATTGCCCCTGACGCCGTTTGAATTCTTGGTAACGGGCTTCTTTGTCTGGATCAGCAAATGCGCCTGCTTGCGGCATAGCCATAGGCACCTGCGGCTGCGCATTGCGCTGCGCGGCTTTCTCCGCACCACGCCCTGCGGGTATCGACATATCCTTGACCGCCTGTTCGCGGGCTAGCCTTTTTTGCTTGATCACCTCGTCGCTGTCGCCTACTACCGGAAAAAAGGTGCGCAGGTTGGCGGCCATCTCAGCAGGAGTCGATGCCGCTCCCGTCTTGGCACGCAAAAAGCCCTCCGCCCACTGCTCCTGTGCTTGGGCGATCCGCTGCCCGTCCTTACCCGCAAGCACGTTGGTAAGCGGGCTGCGAGCGAGCTCTACGCGCGCAGGCGAAGCCGACCCGCCGACTTTATCAAGGACGTTTTCGGCACCGGTCATCTGACTCAGGTACAAGGTGTTTTTTCCTTCAGACTCAGTTAGCTTCGTCCCCGCGCCGTCCTTAAACGGTGTCCCTGCCTGCGTAACAACAGGTGTTGCTTGACCAGTTCCTTTGTCGACCCGATAACTGACCCCATCTGGCCCGGTGATTATCTGGACGCGGGCAGCCTCTTTGTTGATGGCGTTGGTTTCTTGGAGGATGCTGTTTTGTTGTTGTTTGGTGCCAACATTTGCCCAGCCGCGCGCATTGGCGGCTTGTTCGGCCGGCGACATGCTGACATTGAAGCTCTGCCCAGCGGTCGGCACGGAGAACTGCTTGGTGGCGCCGGTATCGACCAGTTGCGGCGCGACGTAGGAGTTTATGGCCTGCCCCACTGGCTGGCCGTATTCGTCGTATTGCATGGTCTGCTTGTTGCCGTCGGCGCCAGGCACGTCAATGGTGCGCGCTACCTTGCTTTTTGCTGCGTTGGGGAGTTGGGCGTATTTGGTAATATCCTCCGGCCCTATGCCGAGCGCCGCTGCAGACTTCCAGTCAAAAGTGTTGTTGCCGTCTGCATCTTGACTGTAAAGGGTCGGCAAGGTCTGCATTTGGCGCTGAAGAAGTTCGGCCTTTTGTCGTTTCAAACCGTTGGCGCTCGCCGCCGAATATCCTGCAATGCCAGACAGGCCAGCAGCGCCCAGCGTGTTGATTGGGCCGCCGCGCCCGGCTGTGGCCAGCCCGCCGAATGCGGCGGCCAACAGGCCTTGTCCCGCTGGGGATTGCGCAAAATCGAGAAGCCCATTCATGTCAGGCATTTCAATACCCCCTCTGGGCGCGACGTTGTGCGGCGTACTGCTGACGCTGAGCAATCAATGGGTTAGGTTGGCCTTGGGCAATCTGCGCCAAGGTCTGCGGGCCGTTGTTGGCCTGCTGCATGGCTTGGGCACCGCCCATCGGCTGCTGCTGGCCGGGCTGGGAGAGCAAGCCATAGGCCTTTTGCCCATAGCTGGCTGCGTCCATGTAGGGTTTTGCCGCCGTGTTGAAATTGGACAGGCTGGTTCCCATGGAGCTGAGCAGGCCGGGCGATGAACTGCCGGCGTAGGTGGCGTTACCCATGCTGCCGGCGACGGCTGGCTGGCCGAGGCCATAACCCGCACTCGCCGTGGAAGCACCGGTTGCGCCTGTAGCTCCGGCTGATCCAGCCGCTCCAGCGGAACCGGCAGTTCCTGCAGCCCCGGCCGACCCGGCACTTGCGCCGCCGCCGAGCAGGCCGCCAGCCGCGCCGCCTGCGAAAATCGAGGCGATGGTCTTGGCGATGGCGTGCATGGTCTTTCCCGGGCCGGTATTGATGCCCGCGTCTTGAGCCTCCTCGTAACGCTGAGGTGCCGCCCCGCCCCATTGATCCACCAGAGGCTTATCGTTGGTGCCGAGTACCTTGTTCCACATTCCGGTCGAGAACGGATCAGCCGAGCCGTAGAACAAGCGCGCCGGGTTGTCCTTCACCTGGCTGCCCATCGCCCCCAGGTTGAACAGTTCAAAACTGCCCACATCACCAAGAAAGCTGCTCATTTACCACCCCCAGATTGTTTGGTAGAAGCGGTATTGCCCAGGCCGGAGCCAAACACCCCGGACATTGCGGCAAGTTTCTTGTACGGGTCATTTTGCTGGTCGGTCCAGTTCTGGTACTGAGCATCCAGCTGCTGCTGGTTGTTGTCCTGGTATTGCTGCCCGACATTCATCAACTGTGAAGCATCTGTGTAAGCCTGACTGCCATAGGTCGGTGCCAGGTTCAGGTATTGCGATTTCAGCTGGTCATTGCGCCCGGCATAGTCCTGCGCCGCCGTCATGTTGCGGTTTAGTTGGTTTTCGGCCAGCCCCTGCTGGGCTGTATAGTCTTGCATCCGCATACTAGACGCGGTATTTCCAAGATTCTTGGTGAGGTCATTCAGCGAATTCTGCTGCACGGCCTGCGCGCCGGAGTTACCGAACGACCCAGATCCGACTGCCTGCGTGGTCAGACCTGGGGCGATGGCGTCGTTATAGTTACGAGTGATGTCACCCAGCGCAGCGTTGATGTTTTGCTGAAGATACGGGTTTGATCCGGCATATTGGTTCTTCCCGAGATTGCCTAGCGAGGTAGCCGCATTTCCTGATGCCAGAGCACTCTGCATCGTGCTTTTGCCCTGATTCATCAGCGCATCGCCATTCATCGCGCGGTCTGCAGCAGCCTGCGCCCCTGTGGTTTGAAGCCAATTCAAACCGGCAACCTGCTGTCCGTCATACCCACGGTATGCCTGGTTAGACAAATCCATTGCCTTGTCGCTATAAGCTTTAGCCAGGGGCTTTAGTTCGGTAGGGATGGATTGAGTGGTCGAGCTGGTCGACCCGCCTTTATGCGGGCGCAACACATCCCCGACAAAGGCAGGGAGCGCTGCCATGGCAGGACCGCCGAACTCTGCGCTGAGCTGTTCGTGCAAGGCATCAATATTCACAGTTCGACCTCCAGTACTTGGTAGACAGGCGCAAAGCCGCAGCGCTGCCGGTAAAGACGGGCTTGAGCGGGAGCCGCGGCGCATCGCAGGCGCAAACAGCCGAGCGCCTTGGCCATGCTGCCCAGCTCATCAAAGAATTCATCAAAATGGCCATGCGGGGCATACATCTCGTAGACGTACAGGACGCGGAAGTTGGGCAGCTGCTCGACACCGACCACGCCCCAACCCACGATGGCGTCATCTCGATCGAGCCTGACCAGCGTCCGTTCACCACGGCTGAGCATCATCTTCAACTGATCACCGGTGATCTCGCCGCCCGAAGTGGCGCAGGCGAGCCCGAGGTTGTGCGCGCCTTCCTTCCAGGCCACATCAATGTGCGTCGTGGGTACTACGATCAGTTTGTTCATCAGTTACCTGTCAGGAATCGGCGCTGCACCCAAGTACCCGGCGTGCCAGAGGCAACGCAGGCCCATCCCTCGATGACGTATTTGGAACCTGCCGCTCCTGCCTCTACGGGCGTCGAGTTCATCATCGAATCCCCCTGCATCCACGGTCCGGTAGTTGGTGCGGCAGTTGCTGCAGCGTAGAAGCCGGCAATCCGCCCCTCGGAAATCAAGTTGACCTGAGTGGCATGTTCGCGCAGTTCGCGCTGCAGGACCGGATCGTTTGTCGCGACCGTAGGGGTTGTTCTGAGCTTCATTAACGACCCCCAGCCGCAGCCAGTTCGGCGTCCATGTGAGTGACGCGCACCTGTCCGGTGAAACTGAATGTCGCTTTGTGCCACCGGGCGGACTGTCTCAGGTCAAATTTGCCATCGAGGACAGCGCCGGTTGTGCCGGCGGCGAATCCGACGCCAGAATTCATCTGAATAAAGGTCTGTACCGAAGCACTGGCGGGCGCCCGTGCATAGCGCAAACGAATCTTGTTGAGGGCTGAAACTGCATCGTCATCGCCGACATCACCCGTAGTCATCGAACTGGAAACCGATAGGCCCGTCATGGCCTGCAACTGGTGGGAGGTATTGAAAATCGACATCGACTTACCACCAGCCAGCCAGAACTGTGAATCGAATGAGTATGACGCCAAGCCGTCAATGGTCGGCGAAATAGCCGAAAGTCCATCGATCGTCACGCCGCTGGACACGTAGTTGAGCGCCGCCTCAATGCTTCGGTTAGCCACGCCCCACTTCTTGGCGGTGACGTGATAGACGATGGCCGAGTCCGGCGATGTGGCACCAAGCGATGGATAAAACACCCAGACCAGGCTCTTCTGCCGGTCGAACGCGCAGATCGTCTTGTAGCGGTATAACGGACTCGAGTTGTCGAAGAAGAACTGCCGAACGTAGCCGTCAGCCACTGGCACAGGTCGAGTACCGTCAAAAATCCAAATGTTGTCATCGCCGACGAAGAAATGCGCGCCGCCGATGTCGCAAATCGCCTCTTTGCCGATACATCCCGCCTCGCCGCCCGGCACTTGCAGCCAGTTCCAGACCGTGGGGGCGCCGACATACTGGCCGAGGTAGATGGAGCGCTGCTTGTAGGCGATGGCGTACTCGCCCAGGCGCATACCTGCCGTCAGGCGCCCAGCAGTCGCCACCAGGCGCCCGGACGTCGCTTGAGTCGTCAGGCTTGGCGTCCATGAGGTGTCATCGAACGCTGCACAACAATGCCAGCCATCCGGCTTTTCCGACCCATCGTTGGTGTTCAGGGCCATGACAAAGGCGCCAACGGTGAATAGGATCTCGGCCTTTGGCGCCGTGGCCACGTCAGCAAAGGCGGCGCCGGTTGAGCGCTGAATCACGTCTGACCGGTTAGAGCAGAGCGTGGCGTCACCAAACTGGGTAATCGACCAGCGCGTATCTATCCCGCCGGTGTAGGCTGCGGCGCGCCCGATGTCAGTCCAGGCACCGGCCAGCAGCTCATAAAGTTTGGTGGTTGTTCCCGCGATGATGCGACGGGTGTCGTCCAGCTTGGACACTACGGCAGCACCGATGCAGGCCGCCGCAAGGACAGGCGTTGCGGCAGGCGTGGCAGGCTCAGGCGCTCCCTCCATCCCATTCAGGTACGGGATCAGGTTCGTGCAACTGGTGATCAACCCGGGCGTGGTCACATCGGCATCCGGCGCAAAACCAATCAACGGGATCATCGCACGCGCACCTTCATGGTGGAGCCGCTATACCAGTCAACACCATTGATGCCTTCCACGGCCTGGCTGTAGAGCTGAGCCCAGGTCGCAATGCGCGCATCATTCATGATGAATGGTGTGGCCGCGAGCAGCGACGCGAACAGGTAGGCATTCGGCCAATTGGTCAGCAGCCAGTTGGTGGTATTGGTGCTGGACAGCGCCGGAATGCGCTGCTGATAGGTCAGCTCCAGCGAATACACCGCGTCCGGGATCGGCGCGACCTCAATGTTCCCGCCGATGACGGTAAATACCACCGGCTGACCTGATCCATTGGAGGCAAAGTCCACGCTGATTTCATCCGGTGAGCGGTACGACAGCGGCTGGTTGTAGGTGCCCACCACTTGCAGGCGGCGCATCTCCAGCATATCGGTCGGCAGCGCTAACGTATTCACGCCCGCCACCGTCGACAGCGTGGTTTTGGTTTCCATGGCGCGGGTTTTCAGGTCCGTGCTCATCTGCGCTTCGGCCAGGGTGATGAAGTCGGGGATGTTGGCCGACAGGTCGCCGCGGTTGAGCCAGGACGCGACCGAGGCCTGCAGCTCAGAATAGTTGGTGATGCTCATACCTTGCCCTTCCATACCCGAAATGCGGAAAGATCAGGGTCATTGAGCATCCGGCGCATGTGCTCCTTGTTGGCCATGCACTCGTGAAAAGTGATGTCATGCTTGTTGCAGTAGTCCTCGATGATCACGAAGGGAATGCTGGCGGCGTGCTTCATTTCCGAGGTGCCATGGTGTCCGCCATTGTGCAGCGCCTTGGTCCGCTCCACGATCGGCGTGCAGTCCTGCGTGCGCTGGACCGTCATGTTGCCGTCGTGGAAGTGAAACTTCGTGTCGAGGTCGAGCATTTACATGTTCTCCAATGGCGACACCTGAACCACGCCCGCAGCAGTCACTTGCAGCGCGGCGATCTTGGTGTAGTTGCAGACAGCGATGATCACCGCATCACCCGGCTGAACCATCAGGTCGGTGTTGACCGCCACGGGCGTGCCGTTGCCAATACGCACATAGGCGCCGGTACTCGCCGTGATGCGGATGTAGCGCGGAAGCTCGCCGCTGGAGGCGTTGGGGATGGAGGCGTTGGCGGACGTCCCAGAAGTGGCCAGGTTGACGCCCGTTGCCACGACCACGATCGCGCTTTCGAAAGTGTTGCTCATGGGAGCTTCCTCGAAGAAAAGCCCCCGAAGGGGCAGTAGATCAGGCCGGGTTCAGGGTCACGCTGATGGCGCCGACGGCCGAAGTCGCAGTGCCCGTCAGGTCGTAACAGATCGAGTCGCCCGCCGCGAGCAGGAGGTCGCTTGCAGTGGTCGACAGGGTCAGTGCTTGCTGGGTCGCGGCAGTGCCGACCAAGTTGAAGCTGCCGGTATGCAGCGCGGTGCCCGAGGTGAGCGCCGTACCACTTGGGACCTTGCGAATGGTGGCTGTGCAGGCGCCGCCCGTGCCCGCGACGTCGACACGACCACGAATGGCCTTGACGACATACGGACGGTCAGCGGTGAACAGCGTGCAGTCGACCGTGGTGGCCAGGTAGAGCAGCGTGACGGGAATGAACCCGCCCTCACCGTTTGCCGTACCTTCAATGCCGAGCGAGCTGTCGGCATTCTGTCTGATCATGGGCATGTTGCTTTCTCCAGAATGAGAAAGGGGAGCCGAAGCTCCCCTTATTGACCGCCGTCAGGCTCAGGCCACGTCGTACACAGCGCCCGAACTCTTCGGTGCACGCGCTTCGACGGTCCATTCCACGACCAGTTC